ATTGAGATTGAAGCGGCTCCTGGCATTGACGACATCAAGAAGATCGCCATGCCGATGCCGTTCAATCCTCCCTCGCCAGTTCTCCTAGAACTTATGGGGTTCCTGGACAAGGCGGCAAAGGGCGTGGTGACGACCGCGGAAGAGAAGATCGCCGATGTCACGAGCAACACGCCGGTGGGAACGACCCAGGCCCTGATCGAGCAGGGCGCTGCGGTCTTCTCGGCCATCCATGCCCGCCTGCATGACGCTCAGAGCCGGGTGCTGAAGATCCTGGGCCGCCTGAACCGGTGGTATCTGGACGATCAGCGCAAGGGCGAGATCATTGCCGACCTGGAGATCGAGCGCACGGACTTCAACCGCAACACGGATGTAGTCCCTGTCTCTGACCCGCACATCTTCTCCGAGACGCAGCGGATGGCCCAGATCCAGGCCGTCTTGGCTCGTGCCGAGAAGAATCCCGACCTGTACGACCGTCGAGCGGTGGAAGAGCGGTTCCTGAAGCAGTTGAAGATCCCCGGCATCAACGAGATCCTCAAGGACACCCCGATGCCTGAGGAACTCAACGCTGCGGACGAGAACGTGGCCATGGCCCTGGGTCGGAACGCCTTTGCCTACATTCAGCAGGATCATCTGTCGCACATCCAAACCCACCTGGACTTCGCCCTGAACCCGGCCTTCGGCAGCAACCCGATCATGGCCTCGTTCTACCTGCCGCGGGCTTTGGAGCACATCAAGCAGCACATGGTGCTGTGGTACTTGAACCGCACCAACGCCTATGTGGCCAAGGTCCGGGACGGAGAGCCGGTGACGGAAGCCGAGTACGAGAACGTCCGCCTGACCGCAGAACTGGACAAGGTGTTCTCTGTTGCAACGCAGCACGTCCAGAAGGACTCCGAGAAGGCTTTTGCCAAGATCGTGCCGCTGATTCAGCAACTCCTGCAGGCCATGCAGCAACTGGCTCCCAAGCCGCAGTTGCCGCCTGAGGCGCAGGTGCTCATGGAAACCTCCATGGCTGAGACGCAGCGTCGGGCACAGCGTGACCAGGGCGACCTGCAACTCAATCAGGCTCGCCTGCAGGTCGAGGCAGAAGACAAGGCCGCTCGTCGGCAACTGGATGTTGCGCTCAATGCGTCAGACAACCTGACCAAAGAGCGCATCGAAACGGCGCGTCTGACCCAACGGGATGATGCGCTGCAAGCAGAGCAGTTTGAAACTGCAATCCGCCTCCAACAGGAGGCACAACGCAATCTTGGAGGCATTTGATGGCCACGACTGACAAAGACCAGATGAGCGAGTTCGTTCCGCAGCACAAGCGCATCGCTATGGGTGTGCCGCTGACGGGCTCTTCCATGCAACCCAAGGGCCAACAGCAGCCCGCAAAACCCCAAGGAGGTGCGCTATCGCAGGCTAAGAAGAAATGAGATACGTCGCCGATTACATCCATGCTGTGGAGGCTCGCAAGGCTGAGATACGCCTGTCCCTCGCGGAAGGAAATGCCGCGAACTGGGAGAGTTACCAGAGGATGGTCGGTACTTATGCAGGACTGGATGAGTCTCTGCAGATCCTCAACAACCTTCTGAAGGAAGAAGATGAAGATGAATGAGCCGGAAGCGTTTACCGACGCTGACATTGCTTGGGCTTTCCCGAGTGTAGACCCCGGTGCGAAACCTCTTGGTGGGCGGATTTTGGTTCAACTGCGCCGCGCCAAGAAGAAGACCTCCAACGCAGGAATCATCCTGGTCGAAGAGACCAAGGAGACCGAAAAGTGGCAGAACATGGTGGCAAAAGTCATTGCCATCGGGCCACTAGCGTTCCGCAACCGGGATACCAATGAACCATGGCCTGAGGGCTCGTGGTGCGAAGTGGGCGATTACATCCGCGTACCCAAGTGGGGTGGCGATCGATGGGAAGTGCCCGTACCCGGAGAGGACGAGATGGAAGAGAAGGCGCTGTTCATGATCCTCAACGACCATGAAGTGATTGCGACCGTCACCTGCAACCCGCTGCTGATGCGGGCGTTTATTTAAGGAGGCAATATGGATCCCAATAAGGATCAAGAACCCCAAATTGAAGTCAAGGAGGCCGTTGATGGTTCTGCCATCGTGGAACTCCCTGATGATCTGGCGGCCGAGGCGCAAGAAGGCGCCCCAGAGCCCCAGGAAGCCGCTCCCGACGCTAATGACGATGATGCGGACTCCCCTGGAGATTCAGACGCTCTGAGGGAGGCAAAACGCGCCCGCCGTCGCGCCAAGCGTGAACTAGTCAAGAAGACCAACTCCGAGAAGGATGCTCGCCTGCAGGCTCTGCAGCGCAAGGTGGATGAACTGACTCAGCGCCTGTCTGTGACCGAGAGCAAGACGCACTCGGCCGATCTGGCCCGCCTGGACAAGACCATTGAGGACAGCGAACTGCGCCTGCAGTACGCCCGGATGAAGATGTCTGAAGCCACCAGTTCTCAGGACGGAGAAGCCTTCGCCAAGGCCCAGGAGATGTGGTACGACGCCCGCAAGCAGGTGGAAGACCTCCGGCGGTTCCGCGAGACGGCAGCCACTCCGAGGCAGCAGGCCAGTATTCCGGACCCCAAACTGCAGCGTCTGGCTGCGGACTGGATGGATCGCAATTCTTGGTACAAACCCGATAACAAGGATACCGACAGCAAGATCGCCAAGCAAATTGACGAATCCCTGACGGCCGAGGGTTGGGACCCAACATCGGAAGAGTATTGGGACGAACTCGATAATCGCTTGCAGCGGTATCTCCCTCATCGTTACAATCAACAGGAAGACGAGACTCCATCTCGACGGAGTAGGCCGAGAAATATTGTGACTGGGTCTGGACGCGAATCATCTCCTGCCGCAGGCGGTAGGAACACCTTCACTCTCACGCCCGAACAGGTGCGTGCGATGAAGGATGCGGGTTTCTGGGATGACCCCCAGAAGCGCGCCAAGATGATCAAGCGTTATGCCCAAGAAGCCCGGAACTACAGGAGTTAAGAAAATGGAGTCAAGACTCAAAAAATCCCTCAAGTCAGGTGGCCGTCAAGATCGCGCAAGCGAGGACACGAGCCGTCTGCCTCCGCAGGAAAAGTTCATTTCAGCGCAGGAACGTCGCAAGATGTGGAGCGATGAGTGGACGCAGTCAGCGTTGCCGAAGACCCCGGAGATTCCGGGATGGCATCTATGTTGGCTTTCAACCACCAACGCATACGACAGCATTGATAAGCGTATACGGCTTGGGTACGTTCCGGTGATGGCCGAAGAGTTACCTGGGTTTCAGCAATACAAAGTCAAAGCAGGCGAACACGTTGGACAAATCTCGTGCAACGAGATGCTGCTGTTCAAACTCCCCATGGATGTCTACCAAGAGATCATGACGGAGTTGCATTACTCCAAGCCCCGCGAGGAAGAGGACAAGATCCGAGTCCAAGTGGAGAACTTGCAGGGTGCACGCGACAGCAACGGGAAATCCCTTGTGCGGTTGGAAGGCGACGGCCTAGGCTCGTTTGATTCACAGCCAACCAACACTGCCCCCGTATTCGAGGGCTAAAGGAGTTATCTATGTCTGCGACAAGTGCTCCGTTCGGTATGCGCCCCGCGTTCCACCCTTCCGGTCTGGATCGCGCTCAAGCGCTTGCCAACGGTATCGTTTCGGGGTACGCCTCGAACATCCTGAAGGGCCAACCCGTCAAGTATGTGACTGGTGGCACTATCGAAGAAGTGACCTCTACCGAAGCCTTTGTCGGCTCGTTTGATGGCGTTGAGTGGACTGACACCACTGGCCGCCGTCGCGTGTCGAACTACTGGCCCACCGGCACTGCGTACCAAACCGGTTCGTGCGTGGCTTATTTCTTTAACGATCCCAACATCGTTTATGAAATCCAGGCCGACGGCTCGGTTGCTCAGTCGTCTATCGGTGACGAAGCCAACTTCTCCAACCTCACTGCAGGCTCGACCACCACTGGTCTGTCGCAGTGCACGATGAGCGCCACCCTGGCCGGTGCTAACAACGTCGGCCAAGTGCGTATCGTTGATCTTGCCCCTTATCCGGGCAACGATTGGGGTGATGCTTATACGATCGTCCGCGTGACGGTTGCCGAGCATCAATTCGCTCAAGTTCGCGTCTCGGGTGCTAATTACACCCCGGTCGCTATCTAATAAGGAGGGCGAATCATGGCAGCCCCGATGCGTAGTACAGACTTTCGTTCCATCGTTGAGCCGATCCTCAACGAGTGCTTCGATGGTGTGTACGATCAACGTGCCGACGAATGGTCGCGTGTTTTCCGCGAGCAAGAAGGCATTCCCCGCAACTATCACGAAGAGCCGGTCCTTTATGGATTTGGCGCCGCGCCCCAACTGCCTGATGGCACCCCGGTGACCTATCAGCAGGGTGGCGTGCTCTTCCTCAAGCGCTACGTGTACAAGGTGTATGGCCTCGCCTTCGCCCTGACCAAGGTGCTCGTGGAAGACGGCGACCATATCCGTATCGGTCAGGTCTATGCCCGTCACCTCGCACAATCCCTGGTGGAAACCAAGGAAACCCTGTGCGCCAACGTGCTGAACAACGCCTTCACGGGCGGCCAGTACGCAGGCGGCGACGGCGTGGCTCTGAACAGCGCCTCTCACCCGATCGTCAACGGCACGTTCTCCAACCTGCTGACGACTGCAGCCAACCTGTCCCAGACTTCTCTGGAGCAGATGCTGATTCAGATCCGTCAGGCTGTGGACAACAACGGCAAGAAGATCCGTCTGGTTTCCCGCCAACTGGTGGTGGCTCCTGGCAACACCTTCCAGGCCGAAGTGCTGCTGAAGTCCGTGCTGCGTGCCGGTAACGCAAACAACGACATCAACCCGGTCAAGTCGATTGGCTTGCTCGACGAGGGTGCCGCTGTTCTGTCGCGTCTGACCTCTCCCACCGCATGGTGGGTGCAGACCGATGCTCCGGAAGGCATGAAGTTGCTGATGCGCCGTCGTTTGGAAAAAACTATGGAGGGCGACTTCGAAACTGACACCATGCGGTACAAGGCCACCGAGCGTTACGACGTGGGCTTCACGGATCCGCGTGCGATGTACGGTACTCCCGGCGTCTAAACCTACAGAGGGGGCTTCGGCTCCCTCTCCTTAAAGGAGAAAGACAATGGCACAGACGTATATTGGTTCCACGCTTCGTACTGGCTCCGGCACTCTGACTGACACGGTTGATGGCGGTTTCGTTGTCACGGCGCAGACCACAACGGTGACTACGGTTGCCGCGGGTACTGCTGTCTCGGCAACGATCACCATTCCGGCAAGTTCGCAGATCATTAACTTCTTTATTGACTGCACGACTTTGCCCGTGGTGGGTGGTGGTACGGCAACGACGGTTCCCATCACGATCGGCACTGCTGCTGCGGGTACTCAGTACCTGTCGGCAACGGACTGCATCAGTGGCGGCCGCGCTGCGCTGACCTTTACTGCTGCTCAATTGACGGCGATGTCGGATGTCAGCACGAACCAGAGCGTGGTTGTCACGGTGGATCCCAACGGAACCATCAGCACGACTCAGGGTGTGTACCGCCTCACGGTGGTCTACGCTCAGAAGGTCTAAGGAGACATCATGGGCCAGTTCAAACCGATGGTCAAAATGATGACCACCGAGCCCTCCATTGAGTTGAAACTCAAGAAGGGTGGCTCCGTTTCTCATCCTAAGAAGATGATGAACGGCGGTGTCATGAGTGGTCTGGCTGCGGCCCCCACTCCTGGCGCTCGCGGTGGTATGGCTCCTGCCATGCGCCCTAAGAAGCCTACGATGGCCGCTCGTCGCGCTGCGATGATGGGCATGAAGGAAGGTGGCGACACCGCTCTGCAAAAGCACGCTGCTATGCCTGCGTCCAAGGCTCACAAGGGCCTGAAGACCGGTGGCGTCGTGATGGGTCAGGGCGGTTTCAAGAAGGGCGGCGCTGTTCCTAAGAGCGGCATTCTGCCGGTGGCCGAGTCTGAGCGTGGTGCTGAAGGGTACAAAAATACCAAGATGCACACCGCTCAAGGCGAGGATCACACCCCGAAGAAGACTGGCGATGTCAAACTTGGCAACGCCGGTGGCT